GAAGTTTAAATTCTTTGTCATATCTCTTAGCCATTGTTTTAGGACACCTCGTTCATTATAGTTATTTCTATTATAACTCAAATCTCCATTCTATGTGTCCAATTTTTATTCTAGCATCAGTTAAAATCATATAAACTATTAAAAGTAGAAAGTGATAACCTTGAAATTGACCTGGAAGGTTATATACCTAATTGGGGTTTAGGAGCTGCAGAAGTTTATGCAGGAGGAAGTAAAAGTAATAACCCTGTACCAGGGAGAAGTACGGCACGGCTTGCAACTAGCCTAATAGAAGATACATTAATTGGGCGAACACAAGGCTTAGATGAAAAATATTTTAGATTATTAGAATGTAGGCGCTTAATCAAGAAAATCGATAATATATTAGACATGCTATCTGATAGGGATAAAAGATTAATAGAAGGTTTTTATATTAAAGGGGTAACGCTGTTAGATTTATCTATAGAATTAGATAGAACCCCACAGCATTTATGTGTTGTAAAAAAGAATATACTAATAACCTACTTTAAAAGCTTAATTAAATAATAAGATAAAATTAAGATTATAATAACCTAATATTAGGATAAAGGAGTATAATGGTAGTAAGTAAAGGACTAGTTAAGTATTTAAGTGCTAATTGTGTGTTGTGTGTATTATATAACGAATAGCTAGTTTTTTATAAGAATGGTAAATCAATCTTTCAGTCGAAGGATAAGCATCATCGCCCGCAGAATTTTGTGGTCCATGGTGCTTTTTTATTTTCACTAAAACAGGTGTGTACATTATGCATTAACCCAAATCAATCTGTTTTATGGAGGAAATAAAAAATGTTAAAACCACCAATTCCACGTATGGGTGGAAAATCAAAGTTAAGAAAAACTATCTTAGAAAGAATACCAGAACATACTTGTTATGTAGAGCCATTCTTTGGTGCAGGTTGGGTTTATTTTGGGAAAGAGCCTAGCAAGGTAGAAGTAATCAATGACGTCGATAAAGAACTTATCAATATGTTCCGTATGATTAAATACCATGCACCTGAAATAGAGCGTGTACTAGAGTATGAGTTTTCAGGACGAGATATGTTTGAAGAATATAAACATTGCACGGTTGAGTATCTTACAGAAATTCAAAGGGCAGTGCGTTTTTTATACCTTATTTCACAGAGCTTTGCAGGTAAAGGTGGTACATATGGTTACGGCACAAATAAAGGGCCAGCACCACAGATATTCTATCAAGGTGTATTAAGTGATATAAAAGAACGACTTAGAAATACCTATGTTGAGAATAAAAGCTTTGAGGACATTATTAAAAGATATGATAGACCTCATAGCTTTTTCTTTTGTGATCCACCCTATTTTGAGACTGCAGGCTATGGAAGTGAGTTTGGCCAAAATGAACATCTTTTATTAAGAGATACTTTAGCAGATATTAAAGGGAAGTTTATGGTGACAATCAATGACCACCCTCAGATGAGAGAATGGTATAAACACTTTAATATTGAAGAAGTAAAAGTGGCTTACTCAGTATCAAAAGAGCAAAAGGCTAGAAAAGAGTATGGAGAACTGATTATAACAAATTATTAGAGGAGGAGCGTTAAAGAAATGGCTAGAGCAAGAAGCCCTAATAGAGATAAGGCGTATAAGTTATGGATAGACTCTGGTAAAACTAAGCTGCTTAAAGAGATTGCAGCAGAACTTAATGTATCTGAAACTCAAATAAGAAAGTGGAAGAACCAGGATAAATGGGAAGAGTCCAAAGGTAACGTTACTAATCAAATCAAAAGTAACGTTACTAATGAAAAAAAGTTAATTGTAAAGAATGAAATGGAAGAGATAGAGAGTAGTGGATTAACAGATAAGCAAAAACTCTTTTGTCTTTACTACATTCAAGAGAATTTTAATAAGACTAAGGCATACATGAAAGCATACGAATGCAATTATGAAACAGCTAGAAGATGTGGCTCTAGGATGTTGACTAATGTTGACATTAAACAAGAGATAGATCGGATAACAGAAGAAGTTTTAGAAGAAGCTGTTATTAATACTAAGCTGCTGGCCAAAAGGATTGTTGACCAATATATAGGTATTGCTTTTGCAGATATAACGGACTATGTGAAGTTTGGTAGAAAAGATATCGAAGTAGGCAAGACTGAAGAGGGCGAACCTATAATTGTCGAGGTAAACTATATAGACTTTAGAGAGTCAGATGAAGTAGATGGTAGTCTAATTAGTGAAATAAAACAGGGTAAAGATGGCATATCAGTAAAACTTCACGATAAGATGAAAGCTATGCAGTGGCTTGCTGATAGAATGGATTTATTACCACAAAGTATGAGAGAAAAGTTGGAAATTGAAAAAGCTAAACTTAAAATGATACAAGAAAAACATGATAAGGAAATGGGGTCTAATAATAAAGAGCCTATTAAAATTGAGTTTATGAAAGCAAGTGAAAGGTTAGAAGAGAATGAGTAATGTACAAGTTATACTTAATGACCATTTTTATGATTTTATAGATGATTGGGAACAAAAGTTTTATTTTTTAGTAGGTGGATATGGATCTAGTAAATCTTATCATGTAGCAATAAAACTGATGAAGAAACTATTTCAAGAAAAAAGAACAGCTCTTGTAGTAAGGGAAGTATTTGGAACTCTTAGAGATTCATGTTTTTCTCTTTTGAAAGAAGTTGCTGAATCTATGGGGGTATATAATACTTTAAAGTTTAGTACATCACCATTACATATTTCTTTTCCGAATGGAAGCGAAATAATATTCCGTGGTATGGATGACCCACAGAAACTTAAGTCTATTCATAATGTATCTCTCATTTGGTTAGAAGAGTGTTCAGAGATAAAGTATGAAGGTTTTAAAGAGTTATTGGGGCGTTTAAGACACCCAACTTTAAAATTGCATATGATATTATCAACTAATCCTGTTAGTAAAAGTAATTGGACCTTTAAGCACTTTTTTGAAGATAGTAAGAATAAGTTTTTTGTGCTATCAGATGAAGAGCTTTACCAAAAGAAAATACTCATAAAAAACAATACTTATTATCATCATTCGACTTGCGATGATAATTTTTTTCTGCCTAAAAGTTATACTGAACAGCTAGAAGAGTTAGAGCAACATGACCCAGATTTACATAGGATAGCACGTAAAGGGAGATTTGGTATTAATGGTAAGAGGGTACTACCTCAATTTGAAATAGCACCACATGAAGAAGTAATGGAAGCTATAAAAGGTATCAGGAAACCTATTTTAAAGAGTGGGATGGACTTTGGAATGGTTACCTCATATAATGCTTTACTTAGATTAGCTGTAGATCATGAGAATAAAATACTTTATATCTACTGGGAATATTATTCAAGAGATAAAACAGACCCAGAGATAGCAGAAGATATTAAAGAGTTTAAAGATAGCAGAGAATTGATTAAAGCAGATAGCGCAGAGGCTAAACCTATTAAATATTATAAGCAAATGGGTTTTAATATGAGGGCCTGTAAAAAGTTTCAAGGTTCAAGATTAGCTTATACTAAGAAGATAAAAAGATTTAAAAAGATTATTTGCTCAGAGAGTTGTGGCAATACAATAGATGAACTTAAAGATTTAACTTATGCAGTAGATAAAGATGGAGAGATTATAGAAGATCAATTCAATATAGACCCCCATACATTTAGTGCTATCTGGTATGCATTAGATGACTATGAAGTATCAAATTTAAAAGGTGGCAACGGAATTATAGCTATGAAGAAACCAAGAGGATTATAGGAGGTGAGTAAGTTGTTTAAGTATAAAATGCCTAAAGGCGCTGAAATGACACCTAAGTTAATAGAGAGTCTTATAGAAAGTCATAAAGACGAGAAAATGAGGGTTATGCAGCTATTTGAATACTATGAGAATCATAACAGTATTTTAAATCGTAAGATGAAAGATAGCGACAAGCCTAATAATAAATTACCACATCCCTATGCTGCCTATATTACGAATTTAGCTACAGGGTATTTTGTAGGGGAACCTATTACTTATACAGTAGAGGCAGATGAACAGGCTCAGAAGTTTTATGATGAACTTCAGAGTATCAATAAGTATAATGATGAACCCAAACACAATGCTACTTTGTCTAAGTATGCAAGTATAGCTGGTTATAGTTTTGAGTTGCTCTATACAGATACAAATAAGAAAACACGCTATAAAGCAATCAAGCCCTACGAAGTCATCTATATTGTAGATAGTACACTTGAAGAAGCGCCGTTGTATGCAATACGTTATTATGATTTAAAGAACTTTGAAACAGGTAAAAGTGATACATATGTAGAAGTATATGGACAAAAAGAAGTGACTTATTACGTTAAGCGTGATGGTGAAGATAATCTAATAAAGACAACAGATTCAGTAGAACATAATTTTAATGATGTACCAGTATGTATCTATGAAAATAATGAAGAAGGTATTGGTGATTTTGAAAAGGTTATACATCTTATCAATTCTTATGACCAAGCTCAATCGGATACAGCGAATGATTTCGAATATTTTACAGATGCTTATCTTGCGTTTTATGGTACAGAGGGGCCAGTAGATTCTAATGATAATGAAGATATTGATATGAAAGAAAATCGCATGTTAATCTTTCAAGAGAATGGAAGTAAGGCTGAATGGCTTATTAAAAATATTAACGATACAGCCACAGAGAATTATAAAAATCGCCTCGATAGAGATATTCATAAGTTCTCAATGGTACCTCCTATGACCGATGAAAACTTTGCTGGCAATGTATCTGGTGAAGCTATGAAGTATAAGTTATTAGGCCTTGAGACTTTAACAGGCTTTAAAGAGCAATCTTTTAGAATGGGATTAGCAAGAAGAAATGAGCTCATTGCTAACACTTTATCGTTTAAAAATCAAGTTATTAATAAGAATTTGCCGACTTATGATTATACTGTGATTGAACCCGTATTTACACGTAATATCCCTAAAAATAATAAAGAACTTGTAGAAATGTTTAATGACCTATCTCAAGATGTTTCACATGAGACAAGATTAACCTTACTGAGTGATATTGTTCCAGACCCTAAAGCTGAAATAGAAAAGCTCAAGAAAGAAGAAGAGAAAGAGATTCAAAAAGGCGTTCCGTATCCAGAGCAAGAAGGTGATGTAGATGGCAAAGAGTAGTGACTACTGGAAGAAGCGTCTTGAAAATATAGCAGCTACTCAAAATAAAAGGGCAGATGACTATATCGAATCCTTAGGGTTACAGTACAAAAAAGCTATGGCAAGTATACAAAGGGATTTAGAAGCCTTTTATGCCAGGTATGCTAACTCTGAAGGTATAGATATGGCTACAGCTAGAAAGCTATTATCAAAAGCTGAAAAAGAAATGTGGGAAGTATCCCTTGAAGAGTATCGAAAAATGGCACTGGATGAAGAGTTTATCGACCAAATAGAAAGTATGTATAGTAAGAGTAGGGTAAGTAGATTAAAAGCCTTAGAGATGCAAATAAGAGCACAATTAGAAACATTGTATAGTGAACTTAATACTGAATTAGGAGCATTGCTAACAGATACTTTTGCTGATACATATTATCAAACAGTCTATGAAATTCAAAAGGGGACTGGAATAGGTACCAACTTTGCCCTATTCAACGAAGATGCAGTCAAAAAGATTGTATCAAAGCCATGGAAATGGGGGCACTTTAGCAGTACAGTTTGGAATAATAAAGAGTTATTACTTGGTGAGCTCGAGACAGCATTATCCCAAGCTTTTATACGTGGAGATCGTATAGACAAGGTAATCAAGACATTTGATAAGAGGATGGGAGTAGGTTATAGTAGAGCAGCTAATATTATTCAAACAGAACACGCATACATAGCAGGTGAAGCAACCTTTAAAGGATATGAAGAAACAGGTGTTGAAAAGTATGAATACTTAGCAACACTAGATACACGAACCTCTCAAATTTGCAGGGATATGGATGGGAAGACATTTAAGCTCAGTGAGAAGGTTGTATGGATAAACTATCCACCACTACATTGTAGGTGTAGAAGTACGACAGTTCCATATTTTGAGGATGAAGAATCCTATGGTAAACGTATAGCTAGAGATTATGAAGGCAAAGTATATTATGTACCAGAGGAGATGGCCTATCATGATTGGTATGATAAATATGTTAAAGGTAATCCGGATGAGCTGTCAGCAGAGAAGAAACATCAAAATAGACATTCTGATAAGAAGCAGTATGAAAGATATAAAGAGTTACTTGGTAAAGAAGTTCCTCGGTCTCTTGATGAGTTCCAAAACTTAAAGTATACTGATAGTATCAAATGGACTGAATTAAAAGATAAATTTAAAGTCGAGACTAGAAAGTACAAAGAGTACTTATTTAATGATGATGGGACAATCATTATTACTGATGATTGGAAGGGGCAACATGTAAGTATTCCAAGAAAATATAAAGCATATGCAGTAGTGGAAACAGATTCAATATTTAACAATGGAAAGGTTCAGATTGACAGAACGCTATATGACAAAGATGGAATGATGTATAAGCAAGTACATTCAGGACATCATAATAAGCCTAAGCAACATCCATATGGTAAATATGGGGAACATGTGTATTATTATAATTGGAACACTGAAACCGGAAGACCGGAGAGAGGTGTATTAGAATTAACAGAACAAGATAAAATAGAGCATAGTGATATACTGAAGGGAGTTGAGTAAATGATAACAGCACAACAGTTGAAAGAAGAAACAGAAACTAATGATATAGTATTTAGGTATCAAGCTAAAGAATATGTCATTTGTTGGTTTAATGGTATTTATCATTGTGGAGAATCTGGAAATGATGATAGTGATGTAGAATTTAAAACATATGAAGAAATGTTAGAAGAGTGGAAAATAAACAATAAGCCTTTGAAAGATATATTATCTAAAATAGAGTTGGTATAGTAGCACCTTACTTAGAAAAATGAGTAGGTGCTATTTTTATGCCCTGAAATAAGGCATTAAACTGTTTCAAGTAAAAATACATAATGAACTTCGTAGAGGGCTTAAATGAACTCACAGAAGGGCATAGGAGGTATAGAAATGAAATTAAATAAGAAAGCTTTACAGTTTAACTTGCAATTTTTTGCAGAACCAGGAGAAGGAGATCCAGCAACACAACAGTCACCAACAGCAGAGCCTACATCACCAAGTGAACCACAAGGAAAGACCTACACAGAACAGGAATTTCAGTCAGAAATTGATAGACGTGTAACACAGGCTTTAAAAACTTCTCAAGAGAAGTGGGAGAAAGAGTATCAGCAGAAGTTAGAGGCAGAAAAACAAGAGGCTGAACGTCTTGCAAAGCTTAGTGCAGCAGAGAGAGAAAAGGCTGTCTTTGAGAAACAAAAAGAAGAGTTTGAGAAGCAAAAACGTGAGTTTGAAAGAGAGCGTCTTACAAATCAGACACTCAAAACTTTAGCTGCAGAAGACTTGCCTAGTGAGTTCTGTGACATGATTATGGCTGGAGTAGAGAAAGCAGAAGACATTATGGCCAACATTAATATCTTTAAAAAAGTATTTTCAGATGCGGTAGAGAAAAGATTGAATGATAGGGCTCAAACGACAATACCTGGAGCAGGAGAGCAACAAAAAATAAATGCAGATGACCCATTCCTTAAAGGATTAGGACTGTAAGAAAAGGAGAGAAAATCTATGAAAACAAAATTAAAATTTAATTTGCAGTTTTTTGCAACAATTGATTATGCAGCAAAATACTCATCTCAGGTAGATGAAAAGTTTAAAGAGTTAGCTAAGACAGAAGATCTAGTGAACCATGACTATGACTTTGTGGGGGCTAAAACAGTTAAGTTAGCTGAGTATAAAATTCATACAGATGTACCAGGTATTTCAGGTTCATTGGTTGAAGGGCGTGTTTACTATGATGCATTTATCTTAAAAAACAAAGCAGGTTCTATTTATGCATGTAAGACGCCAGCCGATCCCTCTTAATGCTACTCTGGAAGTAGCAGTCTTAGATGACACAGATGGTAATCAAGAAAATTATTCATTAGCATCTGTCTCTTATGAAACAATGAAAATTACAGAGCTAAAAGCTTTGTGTAAGGAGAAAGGGATAGAAGGCTATTCTTCAATGACAAAAAGTGAACTCATTAAAGTATTAGAGGCTACTCAGTAATGAGTGGCCTTTTTTGAAAGGAGAGATTGTATTGAAAGAACTTATTGATAAGCTGCTTAAAAGTGTTAAAGCGAGGTTAACAATTCAAGAAGAAGATACAAGTCAAGATGCTTTAATCAAAGAAGAAATTGAAGATTTAGTAGTAGAAGTATTAGAATACTGTAGTTTAAAAGAGCTACCGAGAGCTTTGGAGCCTTTTGTAAAGAGAAAGGTTGTAGCTTATATCAAAAGTGGTGCAACTGGTGTTGCAGGTGAATGGGATGAAGAAGTTAAATCTGTCTCTAGAGGTGATACGACTATCAACATGCTCACGACAAAAGAGCGCTTGACTGTTGAAGATGTACAGATTTTGGAAAAGTTTAAGGATAAAAGGGTTAGGGTGATGTAATGAATATCAGCCTACAAAGAAAAATCTTAGAAAAAACTTATGATGCAGTGTGTACAATTAGCAAGATGGGTAAGTCAAAGGTGGATGGCGAAACAACATTACAAAAAGTTATAGTAGCCCAAAATCAGCCTTGTGCGCTCTCTAATAGTTCTAACCCGAGTGCCAAACAAGGGCAAGTAAGTGCTGAAGTAAGTAACACAGTAAAATTATTTATAGCCCCTGAATTAAAAATTCTTCCAGGCAGCAAAGTTGAAGTGACTCAGTATGGTAGAACGTATGAGCTTGAAGCAAGTGGATTAGCATTTCTTTATCCAACCCATCAAGAAATCAATCTTATTGAAACAGGTAAAGCATAATGGCCAAGTGGGGGAAGATGGATTATAAAGCTTTTGAAAAGATGGCTGAGAACTTTGAAAAAGCTGTTAAAGAAGAAGTTGGTAAACAGCTTATAGAAGCTATTTTGAAAGAAGTTGGTAATAAGGTATTAGCTAAAACTAAAAAAAGAACACCCGTAGGTGACTATGGAACTTATGAATATACCATTAAAAAGGGAAAGAACAAAGGTAAAAAAGTCTTAAGAGCCAAGGCAAGATATGATGGACATTTAGGTGGTACACTAAGAAAAGGTTGGTATATTACAGGCGTAAGGAAGAATGGTAATACGCACTTTATCCTCATCTATAACAACGTAGAATACGCATCCTTTGTTGAGTATGGGCACCGTAAACGTAATAATAAAGGTTGGGTAGAGGGACGCTTTATGCTAACAATCTCCATGAAAGAGGTTGAACGTTCTATGCAGCAAATAGCGGATAAACATACGATACAAGTCTTAAAGCAACTGTTCAACTAGGAGGTGGATGATGCTTGATATAAGACAAGAAGTCATTAAACAATTAGATCGTTTTTATAATCCTATACCTATCTACGGTGAAGCCGTACCCCAAGGGTTTGAGGAGCCAAGTTTCTTTGTAAAGGTATTGGATGGCTCAAGAGCGCAACAATTAGATAGACGCTATATCCATGAAGTAAGTATAGATATACATTACTTTGCAACAAGCAATAAGGATGCTGAAAATATGGCTAACAATCTTTATGAGCAAATGGAAGTATTAGAGGCTATTAAAATAAAGGGAAAGCACATGAAGCATGAGGTATCGGATAAGGTACTTCATTTTTTTATTGATTATAAAATCTATTTAATGAAAGATGCGGAGCAGTATCCAAAGATGAACCGATTGGAGGCAAATACTTATGGCAAATAAGTTTACAAAAGAGCAGTTCTTAGAGAGCAAGCAATTTGAACAAGAAGAACGCTATCTTTTAACTGCCTTGTTAGAGGCTGGAAAGATATACAGTATGAAAGAAGTTAAAGAATTACTGAAAAAAGAAAAGCAAAGGAAGGTGAAATAATGGCAGGAGGAACGTTTACTGTTCAGAACAAGGTAAGACCAGGAGCTTATATTAACTTTAAAAGTGCAGGTAAGCCACTTGGTACTTTATCCGATAGAGGGATTATGACAATGCCTTTAGCCTTAAAATGGGGTCCAAGTAAAACCCCTATAGAAATTACTGCAGAAACAGATGTCCAAGAAGTGTTAGGGTACAGTCTTTTGGATCCAGAACTTTTACTTATTAAAGAGGCAGCTAAAAGAGCAAGTAAAATACTTCTTTATAGGCTTAATGATGGTACAAAAGCAACAGCTACAGTAGAGCCACTGACAATAACAGCCAGGTATGGTGGAACAAGAGGTAATGCTATTTCAGTGACATTGACAGAAGATGTGGATGCAGAGGGCACATTCAAGGTAGTAACCCTTTTAGATGGTCGCCCTGTACATGAACAACTTGGTAAAAAGGTTGAGGACTTAGAGAACAATAACTTTGTGACCTTTAGTGGAACGGGAGCGCTTGTAGCAAGTGCTGGTGCACCTTTAACAAATGGGACAGATACAGAAGCAGAAACTCAAAGTTATCTTGATTACTTTAAAGCGATTGAGGTCCTTACATGGAACACCATGGCCATTCCTACAAAAGATAGTACAGTAAAAGGTACAGCCGTATCCTTTATTAAACGCATGAGGGAAGAGGAAGGGAAGAAAGTACAAGGGGTACTTGAAAACTATCCTACTGCAGATGATGAAGGGATTATCAGTGTCAAGAATGGTGTTAAATTAACCGATGGCACAGTCATTGATGCAGTAAAAGCTACAGCATGGGTAGCAGCAGCTACAGCAGGCGCAGAAGTGAATCAATCTAATACATACACAGCCTATGATGATAGTGTAGATGTGGATGTCAGATACACCAATACACAGATTATAGAAGCCTTACAAAAGGGCGAATTTGTTTTTGTAGAACAAGATGGTAAAGCTGTTGTAGAGCAAGATATTAATACACTTACAAGCTTTACTATAGATAAAGATAAATCTTTTAGAAAAAATAGAGTGATTCGTGTATTAGATGCTATTGGTAATGATATGCATAGAATCTTTGCTAAAAACTATCTTGGAGCTACAGATAATCACGCAGATGGTAGAAAGCTATTTAAAGGGGAATGTATTAACTACTTAGATACACTTCAAGGTATTAGTGCTATTCAAAACTTTGATAGTACAAAAGATGTTGAAGTATTACCAGGACAAGAAAGTGATGCAGTTGTAGCCAATGTTTATGTGCAACCAGTAGATAGCATGGAAAAACTCTATATGACTGTAACGGTAAGATAGGAGGTAGAGTATGGGATTTTTTAAAGCAGGCGATACGATTAGTGGGCAAGAGGCTAGGGCTTTCATCACAATTGATGGGAGGGTGGAGCCTCTTTTTTATGCCAAAAATTTAGAAGCTACAGCCAAAAAGAAAAAGACAGAAATCAAGACTTTAGGGCATAGAGGAACACAACATAAGGCCAATGGTTGGAGTGGTGAGGGACGTATGACGGTGTATTATGCCACATCACTTTTTAGAGAACTTATGATTAAGTATATGAAAACAGGTGTGGACACCTATTTTCATATTCAAGTGACCAATGAGGACCCGACCTCTTCAATTGGTGCACAAACTGTACTACTTAAAGACTGCAACTTAGACAGCGTTGTTTTAGCAAGTTTTGATGTAGATGCAGATGTCCTTGAAGAAGATGTAGATTTTACATTTAGTGATGCAGATTTATTAGAAAAATTTAAAAAGCCAACATTAGGCTAAGGAGGAAATAGAGATGAATTTACAAGCATTTATGGTTCAAAATCAAAGAGCAACAGAAACAGTTAAAAGAATTATTAGTGATCGTTTTAAAAATGAAAAGGGTGAAATTGAAGCCTTTGAATTAAGAGGTATCACAACAAAAGAAGAAATGAAAATTAGAAAAAGTTGTATGGTTGAAGTAGCTATAAAAAAAGGTGTAAAAGTAAAGCAACTTGATCAAGAGGCGTTTATGTTAAAAATGGCAACAGCCTGCGTTGTTTACCCAGACCTTAAATCAGAGGAATTACAAAATTACTTTGGGGTACGTGGGGAAGAGGATACCTTACTTGAACTATTGAGTGCCCCAGGAGAATATCAAGAGTTGTTAAGTGCTATGCAAGAATTGAATGGTTACTCAAAAGATATGAATCAGCTTAAAGAAGAAGCAAAAAACTAATTAAGGAGGGCGATAGTGAAGCGGTTTATGCTCACTACGCTCTCCATAGGCTAAAAATCAAACCAAGTGAACTATTAAGCATGGAAAGAGAAGAGAAAGCTTTTATTTATGCAAGTATTGATGAACAGATTGCAGCTGAAAAAAAGAGAAAAAAGAGAAAGTAGGTGTAAGTAATGGCAACGATTCAATAGTCAATGAGTTTGTATGATGGTGTGACAGGGCCATTAAGACAAATACAGCAAGCCATGGCACTTACACTCAATGCTTTTGAAAGTATGCAAAATAGCATTGAACAAAATGTTGCTATAGATTTTGGTACACAGGAGATTGAACTTGCAAGAAGTGCTGTTAACCAACTTGGTGCTGAGATGAGAGAAATACAGGTACAGCAAGACCGTATGACTCAGAATCAGGATGAATTTACTCAATCAGTCCGGCGCAGCGAAAGTAGGATGAGTAGATTAGGCAGTGCTGCTATTGCAGTGAATCAAGGTCTTGAACTTATGCAACGTATTGGTAATGGCATTAATGGATTCATGAAACAAGCTGACGAAGCCGCTATGATTAACTCACGTATTGGCATGATGAATGACGGTTTGATTGAACATCATGAACTACAAAAGAACATTCTAAAGATGGCTAATGACACAAGGACAGGTTATGCCGAAACAGTTGATTTGATGAGTAAGCTTACAATGTCAGGCGCATTTGATAGTACACAAGATGTGGCCAGCATTACGGAAAGTATCAATAAAGCTATTCGTATTGGTGGTGGTACGGATGAGATGAATAAGTCCGCTATGCTTCAACTCTCACAAGCTTTAGGAAGTGGTGTATTACAAGGTGATGAGTTACGTTCTTTAAGTGAAAATGCGCCGTATATGATGAAAGTATTAGCAGATGGATTAGGAGTAGCCCGCGGTGAATTAAAACAAATGGGTGCAGATGGTGAGTTGACAACAGATGTTGTTATACAAGCTTTTGAAAATCAAAGAGATGTGATTAATAGTACTTTTGAGAATATACCTCGAACATGGGGAGATGTAACAACTAAACTGGGGAATAGTTGGACGAACTTTATGCAGCATCTTGCTAATGACCAAGGAACAGGTGTACTCAATCCATTAATTAATCAATTTTATGCCTTTGCAGAATGGTTAGATACACCACAAGGTATGAGCTTTTTACTTACGATAGCAACTTTTATTGAATGGATAACAAATGGACTAGTATTTATGGGGAATGTTGTAGGTACTGTAGCATCCTTATTTATAGAAAATTGGGACTTAGTGAGTATGATGTTGTTAGGAGTTAGCGCAGTTCTAGCAGGAGTGCTCATACCTAAATTATGGGCAATGGTACCGCCGTTAATAGCACAAGCTAGTGCATGGATTGTAATGAATTATCCTCTATTGATGGTGATCGGTAGCGTAATATTGTTTATGACTATGCTGCATAGCATGGGTATAACAACAGAACAAATTATAGGAACAGTTATAGGTATATTCTTTGGGCTCTATGCATTCCTTTACAATTTAGTTGCAGATATCTGGAATTTATTTGCTGTATTTGGAGAATTTTTTGCAAACTTCCTAAATGATCCTATAGGTTCTATTATGAGGCTGTTTATAGGACTTGCTGATTTTGTACTAGGTGTTCTTGAAACGATAGCAAATGCCATGGATGCTTTATTTGGTTCTAGTATGGCTGATGCAGTAAATGGTTGGCGAAATAGTATGCAATCATGGGCTGATGACACCTTCGGAAAACAAGCAGTTACTATAGAACGTATGGAAAAGCTTGATGTAGCGGATAACTTTAATAAAGGGTATGACTTTGGTGTTGATTTATCAAATGGAGCAACACAAATCTTTGAAGACCTTACAACATCTATGAATAGTATGGGCTTTGAAGGGGGGCATATTGATTCAGTTGGAAGCATTGAAGATACAGTAGATGTATCCAATGAAGACCTTGAAATTATGCGCGAGCTTGCTGAAATGGAATCTATCCAGAACTTTGTGACACTGACTCCGAAAGTTAATATCAAAACGGGTCCAGTAAGTAAAGATGTAGATATTGATGAAATCGTAAGGCGTATAGAGAAATCCATAGAGGAAGAAATGGCAGCAAGTACAAAGGAGGTGTATGGACTTGGCTAAGATTTATTTAAGTTTTAATAACCAGGAAGAGTCTTTTGAGTTTCCTGTTTTACCAGAAGAAGTTGAAATTAAGGAAAAAGGAAATAATAAAAGCCACATACTTCAAAATATAGGTGAAGTAACAATAATTAATAAGGTTAAGGCATACACCTTAACTTTAAAAGGCCTTTTCCCTATGGAGAATGGGCCATATATAACAAGTAAATATTTATTAAAACCAGCAGTATATGTTGAAAAAATAAAAAGATGGAGAGACACTGGCAAACCTGTAAGACTTGTGATTACAGGTACCAGTGTCGATTTATCTTGGGCTTGTACCATTGAAGACTTTAACTATAAAGAAAAAGCTGGTGCTGTAGGTGATATTGAATACACCATAAGCTTTAAGGAATATAGATGGTTTAAGGTCAAAAAGGTGGAAATTGTGAGTGATTTAAAAACCAGCCAACCAGCTATTGCCAAGACGGAACAAAGGCCAGTTGAAAAAGAAATGCCTAAGACCTATACCGTACAAAAAGGAGATACTTTATGTAGTATTGCTAAAAAATGCTTAGGAGATAGTGGCAAGTACAAAGAAATAGCTCAGAAGAATCATATAGCGAATCCTAGTTTAATTTATACAGGTCAGGTGTTACAGCTATGACAACACAATTACTTATTGATAATAGACAAGGGAATATTTATGAAATTCCACATGGCAAAGTTACCTATAAAACTTCAAGAAAGGGCAGAGCAGGAAGCTTAGAATTTGATTATATAGGCGGAGATGTTTTTACCCATAAAATCACTATAAATAATGGTGATGTTGTATTGTTTAAAGTCAATGAAGTCGCTCTATTTTATGGTTATGTTTTTAAGGTAAGTGGTGAAGATGAAAAGAAAATCCTTGCTTATGACCAACTGAGGTATCTGAAAAATAAAGATAGCTTTGGTATGGCCAATAAGACTGCAGATGAGATTGTAAAACTTATTGCAAATGTCAATAACATAAAACTAGGCAAGGTTACTTCTACAGGTTATGTCATTCCTAAGACCATAGTAGACAATAAAGAGTACTTTGATGCGATTTATGGAGCATTAGAGAAAACACTCCTAGCAACGGGTAGAACTTATTTTCTTCAAGATAATGTTGGGGCTATGGAACTTCTTGATATAGCAGATACAAAGCTTGACCTTGTTATAGACGGCGATACACTCCTATTGGGCTATGAGTATCGTAAAGATATTGATTCAGATACTTATAATCGGGTTAAGCTGATACAAGACGGGGTAGAAGGCGAAGTTGTAGTAGAAGATAAAACAACACAGGCGCGTTGGGGCAGATTGCAGTATCATGATGTGCTTGATAAAGAACTGAATAAGGCGCAAGTCATGGAGCAAGCACAGGCCCTATTAAAGCTTAAAAATCGTGAGAAAAAATCGCTTAAGTTAGAATGTCTAGGTGATATAAGATGCAAAGCAGGCTATAGTCCCTATGTTTCTATCCCAAAAGAAAACATAGAGGGCTATTTTTTAATTAACTCAGCAACTCATACATTTACAGATAATGAACACACAATGAGTTTAGAAATGGTGGTGATATAAATGAGTCTATTTGAAAAGATGCA